ACCTGCGGTTACGGCTGCCTCTGCTAATGGTTTTATGACCCTTACAGGCACGTTTAGCCTTGTCAACAATAGATTCTATGGCTTAAAGGTATTCGCATCGGGAAATCTAATATATCGGGATAGGGTATTCGTAACTTCGCAAACAGACTACGAGAAATTTACGGTGAACCAAAACGTCTACACCGAAGAAACAAGCTATGACAATGAGTACATCATCATCTAAAGTCCACGTTGTGAACTTCAGTTCCTACACCACACCTGTTGTTAAAGAGGTGCAAGGCAAGGACTACGTTGAATACGGAGACAACAACGACTACTTCGGCTATCTGATTGACAGGTATAACGGCTCACCAACCAACAACGCTATCCTCAACTCTTTGATGGATATGACCTTCGGTAAGGGCTTGGATGCAACGGACTCTGCCAAGAAGCCGAGCGAGTACGCAGCGATGCGTGGCCTGTTCACGAAAGCCTGCTTGCAGAAGGTGGTTGCCGATTATGTGATGATGGGGCAATGCAGTATGCAGGTTGTGTACTCACAAGACCACAATATGATTGTAGAGGTGCAGCACATCCCCGTAGAGACGTTACGAGCCGCAAGGTGCAACGAAGACGGAGAGATTGAGGCGTACTACTACGCAAAGGATTGGGAAGATGTAAAAGGCAGGAGAGAGACACCCGTGCGCATCCCTGCATTTGGCAAGAGCCGTGAGGGTTTGGAGATACTTTACATCAAGCCATACCGAGCAGGATTCTACTACTACTCCCCCGTTGACTATCAAGGTGGCCTACCCTACGCAGAACTTGAGGAGGAGATTGCCAACTACCACATCAACAACATTCAGAACGGCCTTGCCCCTTCTATGCTTATTAACTTCAACAACGGAGTACCGAGTGAGGAGGAGCGCAGGAGCATAGAGCAGCAGATTGCTACGAAGTTTAGCGGTAGTTCAAACTCGGGCAAGTTCATCCTTGCGTTCAACGATAACAAAGACCTTGCGGCCACTGTTGACCCTGTGCAGTTATCGGATGCTGCGGAGCAGTACCAATTCTTGAGTTCAGAGGCAACGCAGAAGATAATGGTTTCGCATCGTATCGTAAGCCCTATGCTTTTAGGTATTAAGGACAATTCGGGATTAGGCAATAACGCTGATGAGCTGAAGACCGCTTCTACGCTTTTGGATAACCTTGTTATTCGCCCCAAGCAGGAGATTATCATTGATGGCATAGATATGATTCTTGCGTACAATGACATCAGCCTAAACTTGTACTTCAAGACCCTTCAGCCTTTGGAGTTTACGGAAGACGTAGTAACGCCTATGGATATGGAGACTCGTGAGGAGGAGACGGGCGTGAAACTTGCCAAGCAAGACAATCGCCCCTTCCTGCGTGATGAGCTTGCAGCAGAGTTGCTAATGAACATTGAAAGTCTTGGCGAAAGCGAGGAGGAGCTGATGCAGGACTTTGACCTAATCACGGCTGACATCGTTGAGGATGAAGGAGCAGAATACGATGTAGAGGCATACCTCAACTCACGCACCGACCTTGCAGCACAACAGGAGAGCGAGCAAGACACGGAGCGATACAAGGTGCGATACTTCTACGCTAAAGGCACACGCAAACAAGCTGAAGGCGAAAGCCGCCTGCTATGCCGCACCTTACTTTCGGCAGCCCGAGTCTACCGCAAGGAGGATGTTGAGGCATTGAGTTCAAAAGGCGGAGCGGAAGCACAAGGTGAGCAGTATAGCGTGTGGTTATTCAAAGGGGGAGCCAACTGCTACCATCGTTGGGAGCGTAGAATCTACCGCAAGAAGCTAACTAAAGAGGGCAAAATCTACGGAGGTGGCTCTTTGAACGGCACGGATATTATCAACGTAAACCAAGCCATTCGCATGGGATTCCGCCCTGAACAGAATGACCGCCTCGTTGCAATCGCACCTATTGAAACACCAACAAAAGGATATAAAAACTAAGATATGGCAACGGCATTATGGATTAAACGAGAGGACTTGGTTCGCAACACCGCGATAGGCGGTAACGTGGACACGGACAAGTTTATTCAGTTTATTAAGATAGCACAGGAGATACACCTGCAAAACTATACGGGAACGAAGTTGTATGATAAAATCAGCAATGACATCATCGCCAATACTCTTGCTAATCCTTACTTGGCGTTGGTGAACGACTACTTGCAGCCGATGTTGATTCACTACGCGATGGTGGAGTACTTGCCTTTTGCTGCTTATACCATCGGCAATGGTGGGGTGTTCAAGCACAACTCCGAGAATAGCACTACCGCAGAGAAGATAGAGGTGGACTATTTGGTAGGCAAGGCTCGTGACTTGGCGCAGTATTATACGGATAGGTTCATCACTTATATGAGCTACAACCAAGCCTCATTCCCCGAATACAACGCCAACAACAACGCTGACGTTTACCCCGATACTGACTCTAACTTTTCATCTTGGGTACTTTAGATATGAAGAAACAGACCTACACTCCGAAGCGTAGCAACATTGTGAAGTTAAAGAGTTATTTAGACAATGGGAGTTCAAGGCGATTGGGGACAAGGAGCAGCAAACAATGACATCTATTGGGGTCAAGCAGCAGCAACGAATAGTATCTCTTGGGGTATGGTTCAGCCATTGTCTTATGGTCACCCTACTACTAACCTTTACGGCAACAACGAGCAAGGTGCTTGGCAGTTGATAGAAGAAATTTGGAATACTTGGTCAACAACTTGGAATAATTAGAAATGGGAACAACTTTAACGGGGACAACCCCACAGGACACATACGATAGCCTTATTAAGGTTACGGACAACGGGCCGATTAGCGGTACGGCTAAATACCTATCTGATGGCTTGGGTAATGATTCGGTTCTTGCTTTGTCAACTACAAAGGTAGGTATCAATACAAGCAGCCCCGATGTCAACCTTCACATTAGCGGTGATGCAAACGGCCGTGCCTCTTTGCGTTTGGCTTCTACGGCTGCCAACCGATTTGCTGCGGTTAGCTTTTATGGTAACAATGTTGAGAGTGCGGTAATTGGTTATGAGGGCGGTAGTGAAATTGTTAGCGGTGGTGTACAAGGCGACCTTATCATTCGCAACGTCTTGTCGGGTAAGGATATTATTCTTGACACCAACGCAGGCAACGTAGGCATCGGCACGCTTGCGCCTGCTGTTTCTTTGCAAGTTGGGAAAGACAACGATGTAAACTCTTTAACGGGTAAATCAATTATTTACGGAGCGAATCAAGATTTAACAGGTACGCCTGTTGAAATTTTGACTTTATGCCGCGCTTTTAATGCGGGAGTTTCATTTTTAGGTGCTGCCGCTTTATGTGTTGCAAAAGATACTGCAAACGCCAATCCACGCGCTGCAAAGTTGAGCATCAAATTAAGCGATGCTGCAAGCGAAACTGACTTTGTAGCGGCATCCTTTACCAAGAACGGCCTTTGTTTTAATTCCGACACCGCAGCAGCCAACGCCCTTGATGACTACGAAGAAGGCACTTGGACAATGGGTGTATCGTTTGGTGGTGCGTCTGTTGGCGTGACTTATTCAAACTCTACGGGAACGTATACCAAGATTGGAAGGCAGGTAACGGTAAATGGTCTTGTTGAATTAACTAATAAAGGCACAAGCACAGGTCTTGCTGCCATATCGGGACTACCGTTCCCCGTTGGTTCTTTAGTTGCTAATTATGGTGCGGCTTCGGTATATTTAAGTAATATAACTTTTCTCGGACAATTTATGGCATTTGCCATATCATCCGAAAGCCGTATACGCCTTCGTGATGTTTCATCATTAGGTGTTATTGCTGATTTGAATGAAGCTAATTTTGCTAATAATTCAACCATAATGGTCAACTTTACCTACTTCGTATAACAACTAAACAACAAACAAAATGATTGAAGAAGTAATCTACATCAGCGACTTTAACGTCAAATTAGACGGAACTATCGCAGTCCGCAAAACCACAGACGTTACCAAAGACGGAGCCGTAATCGCTTCCTCTTATTGGCGCACCGTGCTTGCAGTTAACGACCCTGCTGCCGATGAGGTATTGGGAGTTGATGGCTACTACCGCACCCTTGCCAACGATG